ACGCGTGAGTCACAGAGTCAAGCAAAAAAGAGGGGCCGTCGAAGATTTCACCGAGCGGCCCCACGTTTCGCAAAATACTAAAATATCGAAAACCGCAATTGACACTAACTAGGTGTTAGGCACACGCTGCGCGGGCAGTTTTGTACGAATCAAGAGCGTCTTGAATGCTCCCAAGCCTCCATTGGTTGGCATCATTGTATCCTCGACACTCGCCAAATGATGCCCACGCAAGTTCTTGTGCTACATTATCCGCCACAACAAGCAGATTATTTTGAGCATCAATCTTTGCGACAGCGTCACAAATAATTCGTGATGCCGTATCCTTAAAAGGTGATTCAGGCAAGCATTGTAAAATCATCTTCAATCCCATTTGAGTACTCAAACGAACTTCGCTCATCTCTACACTCCTTCCAAGTTCAGTTCAAATCCTGCCTAACAATCGCCATCCACCTGCACGCAAGCGGCAGGTGATGAGCGTGGGTTAGGCACATGGGTCAAGCGCGGCTTTCGCCATATCAAGCGCCCGCGCAAGCTCACCGTACTGGATCGGGTTCCCGGATTCGCTTCTCTGCAAAATGTCGTCAGCTTGGCGCATCAGCTCCAGCAGAGCAGCAATCACAGGTGTCACCGCACTTCGCATCCCGTCCTTCGTTTTTGCGAGCGTGTAATTCTTCAGCCCGCTTCCAGATGCCCGCAATACGGCATCAATCAATTTATCACAATGGTCCATCATGTCCTCCAAGGTTTGTCGTCCAGCGCCTAACAGTCCAATTCCACCGGGACGCCAACTTCTGAACAAAGTGTCGCGCCCGGTGAATATGGTGGTTAGGTACACCATTCAAGCATCACGGAAACAGCTTAAAACGTCCGTATCTCTCGCGAAATGCAACGCTTCCAATTGCGTTTAGTTCATCGCACAAATCAAACACCTCGTCTTGCTGGTCTCGCGTCAGATCACTGCCATAGTCGCAGTCGCGAAACTTGCAATTGTCATAACCCTTGTAGTCTTTCCACATGGCAAGCCAAACCATGCGGCCAAGGTGCTTTTCTCGCGCCTCATGCTGTTCGGCCTCAATTCCAATCTGGGCATCAGCTTCTGCGGCGGCTGCATCGCCTTCCATCTGCTCAAAAAGCTCTTCACCTTCAAACATTCAAAACCTCCGTGAAAAATGTGGCACTCAAAAGGTCTGCGCGTGGGTACCTAACAATCCACTTCCACAACCACGCCAAAGGCGGGCCGTGAAGATGGTGGGTTATGCTACGGCACCAACGCCTCCAACGCCCGCCGCACCCCCGCGAACGCCGCGACGAATCGCGCCTCCGCCTCGGATGTCCGCAGGGTCGGGAGCTTCGGCAGGCCGTCCAGGGCGGACTTGGCCCATGCGGCAATCAGGACATCGTCGGCGGTTTCGTTGATTGCCGGATAGCATGTGTCGATCATGCCCGCCTCGTCCCCGGCAGGATCACCAGGCGCCCCAGCGGGCTATCAGGATCGTCCTGCGCAGCCGCGACCACGCAGAGGGCCAGAGCAGAGCGGGCGTGGCTGGAGACGCCGGGAAGGCGACCCGGAGCGCCCTTGCGGCTCTTTGCCGTCTCTGGCGTGCATCCGTGGACCTGGCACAGCCTGGCCCAGGCTTGCGCCTCCTTGGCCGTCCGGTTGTCGCAGAGGATGCCCAGGACGTTTGGGCGCGACAGGCGGCGCACGGGGCCGGGGCAGGCCTCCATCATGGCGCCAATCTTCATGGCCGTCTCGATGGTCGTGGCGCCCGTCTTGCCGTAAGACACGATATCCTCGATTACGACCGCGCAGTCCTTGATTTCGTGCTGGTGCCAGTTGCCCAGGCGCAACAGAGACAGGACGGATTCCGTCTCCATCACCTCAGCGCAGACGGGGCTCATGCTGACCGGGTGGTACAGGCAGATTCCGGAGACGGTGGGACCGGGGTCGATGCCCAGGTATAGGCGGGGGGTCATGCGGATTCCTTTTTGTTGAGCGCTTTGGCCTGGATCCAAATTGACACCGGGGCCGTGGGAAAATAGGCGAACAGCGCGGGGCATAGCCAGCCTTCCATCCCCCACGCCTCCGCACGGTACCAGTTGCCACCGCAGTCCTCGCGCAGCCAGTCCAGGCGGACCATTGCGCCGGGGAACTCGGAGGCGGAAAAAATCATCTGGAACCCGCGATCCGCTCCGGCGATGCCATCCACTAGGCGGTCGATCATCTCGGGAATCCCGGCGACAAACGGCTCTCGCGAAAGCCCCGCATTCGCATCGTCGAAAACCCACGTCCCCTCCCATCGCGGGATGATGGTCATGAGCGCGTTCATTCCATCGCCTCCACTCGATCGAGGATGGCGAGAGCGACAGCGGCTTTATCGGACTCGCCGATGTGCTCTCGGCGCAACTTGAGCGCGGCATGGACCTCGGCGCGGTCGTACTCGTCGGCATCGTCGGCGAGCCCGAGTTGTCCCATTGCCTCGTTGATGCCGTCCTCGCACCATCCGGTCGCGTTGCTGATGTCATCGACCGCCAGCGATTCCGCAAACCAGGGGGCGGCAACCGCCCGAAAGCGCTCGGGGGTCAACAGGGCGGAGGCGTACTCCAGCGCGGCCGGGGGCCCGGCCTGTGCGCAGGCGTCGAGCCTCTCGGGGGTCAACAGGGCGGAGGCGTACTCCAGCGCGGCCGGGGGCGCGGCCTGTGCGCAGGCGTCGAGCCTCTCGGGGGTCAACAGGGCGGAGGCGTACACCAGCGCGGCCCAGGGCGCGGCCTGTGCGCAGGCGTCGAGCCTCTCGGGGGTCAACAGGGCGGAGGCGTACTCCAGCGCGGCCCGGGGCGCGGCCGGGGGCGCGGCCGGGGGCGCGGCCTGTGCGCAGGCGTCGAGGCGCTCGGGGGTCAACAGGGCGGCGGCGTCCACCAGCGCGGCCCGGGGCACGGCCTGTGCGCAGGCGTCGAGCCTCTCGGGGGTCAACAGGGCGGAGGCGTACACCAGCGCGGCCCAGGGCTCGGCCTGTGCGCAGGCGTCGAGCCTCTCGGGGGTCAACAGGGCGGAGGCGTACACCAGCGCGGCCCGGGGCGCGGCCTGTGCGCAGGCGTCGAGCCTCTCGGGGGTCATGGATTTCCAGTTCATTTTGATTCTTTCGTGTGTTTTGTGGAGAGCGAAAGCCGTGCGCCGATGTGACGCACGGCGGGAAGTCGGATCAGTCTTCCCAGGGCATCCCGTCGGTTCCTGCGGCGGCGGGGGCGCTTGTGGACGGATGGGGGGTGGCGGGGGCGCTGTCGGCCTCGAAGGCCATGGCTCCGGCCAGCACGGAGGCCCGCTGTCCACCTGTGGCGAGGCGTTCGCCAGGGGCCACGCGCCCGATCTCCTGGAGGTACGCCTTGACGCCCTTCGTCTCCAGATCGTAGGACGCCAACTGGATCACGGCCACACAGACGGCGCCCGCATAGATTTCGTTGTGGATGATCGGGGCAATGGTGGTACTGGCCGAAATGATGGCCTGGCCGACCATGTGCTGCAGCTTCTCGGGATCCTTGCCCATTTCCTCGACCAGGCGGGTCAACTCACGATCCCCGTCCTTCATGGCGGCGATCTTGCCCAGGCCCTTCAGCTCGTTCTTGCGGACCTCGACGCAGGCGGCGTTCAGATCCTTCACGCCCGGGGCGTTCTTGGGCAGGTACAATGCGACGGACCACTTCTGTTTCTGCGATCCGTCCTTGTTCGTGACTGGCGTGACGGCTCCGGTGGTCTTGTCCTTGTTCACCACGGGCTCGGGATCCTGGATCCGAGGCCAGTGCGCCACTGCACCGTAGACGGTCACGACATAGGCACCCTTGTCGTTCTTGTTGATCGCGATGCTGGGGGTCTTCGGGTCGATCATTAGGTTTCTTTCGGTTCGTTTGGGTTGCGTTGGGTTCCGTACAGGTGCATTTTGCGCCGGAGGCTTGCCCGACAGAGGGAAACATATTATGTTGTAACTCATAATGCAAGCCCCTACCATCGACGATCTGCAAAAAATCTTCCCCGAGGCCCCCGAGAACGCCAGGATCTACTCATACCCTGCCATCGGCGTGACGCCGTGGGCCGTGTGCGAGTGGCAGCATCGGCGGGTCAACATCCACTGCCGGGCGGCTCATTGGGTCGCAGGCATCCCCACGCGCAAGCCGGATCGGGGCTGGCCGCTGTACATGGCTGGATCGTGGGAGACCTCGGGCGTGTTCCTGGTGGCCACGGAGCGCGAGGCATCGGCACTCCAGCGCATGGGGCTCGACGCGACCACATGGCACGGCGGGCCGTCCGAAATGCAATGGGCCGACTGGGGGTCTCTGGATGGGATCGGGGTAATGGTGTGGATGTCGGACGCCCTGGCACGGCAGGCAGCTCTGCACCTGTGGCGGCACTGCTACGTCCCTGCGGCGGCTGGAGAGCCGTTGCAGTGGCTTAAGAGCGCGTGGGAGCGACACCAGGGGGATAGGGCGGCGATCCGGGAGGATGTGCTTTGGATGGCCATGGAGTCGCCGCCGCTTGCCAAGCGGGAGAAGGCGGCGTAGATTGGATGAACGCGGCGGAGTGCCAACCATGCCGCTCAACATGAGATCGCAGTTTGGACCCTTGTGGTCGATGGGCCTCTTCGGAGGGCGGGAGCGATCCCCGCGTTGGCACCCCATCGATCACAGGGGTTCTTTTGTTTGGAGAAGACTATGGAAGTCCCGTGCTCTGATTGGCAGGAGAAGATTCTCCAGTCTGTCGATGGATCTTTTTGCGGATATGCTGGACGTGGGCGCGTTGTTGATGGAACCGGTCCAAAGTTTGCACAAAGAGTTCATGCTGGATGGGTTGCGACCGAGCTCATGGCAAAGGTTGAACTCGAAAAAGCGATGGCTGCTGCATGATCCGCCCCGACGGAAAGCCGCTCCACCCCGAGGACGGATGGGAAGATGAAGGGCATCCGCTGACGTTCCAGTGGTCTGGATCGGTCAAGCGGTCCGAGTGGGACGGACAGGCAACGGTACCGTGGAATCGGGCCATCATGGACCATAAGCGCGTGCCGGCCAAGGATGCCGCGCCCCTGTGGTCCTTCTGCCTGGTCAATAGCCGAGCTCGTGAGTCGAAGTCTGTAACCCATGTCACGGCATTGGTTTACGACTTTGACGCCAAGGGCGGTCGCAACTTCGTGGACGTGGTGGATGGGCTTTTTGGCGTCCGGTGGTTTGCTCACACCACGTTCTCGCATACCGACGAAAACCATTGCTTTCGGGTCATCCTGCCGGTATCCGAGGCGATACCTGTCGAGCTCCACCGCGATGCGCTCGAAGCGGTCGCGGATGCGCTCGGTTTTGATGGGAGAGATCCGGCCTGCAAAGATCCGGCCCGCCTCTACTACGTCCCGTCCTGCGCTCCCGAGGCATCCCCGTGGCTGGAGTACCAGGATGGCGACTGCATCGACTGGCGCGGGTGGCTGGAGTCGCGCCGGCGGGCCGATGTTGCAGAGGTGGCCCCACCGGTGCGGGCCCCGGCAAAGCTGGTGCGGAGCACCGGTCGAGCTCACCGCGACACCCCGGAGTATGAGAGAGTCCGCTTTCGTGCTGCCGCAAGGCGTATGCTTGAGCTCCGCGATCCCGACTGCAACATGCTCCCATGGCTCCGGACGATCTTTGCCATCGTGGATGGCCTGGGGCATGAGGGCTACCAGATGGTGGACGAATGGTCGGCACGTGGGACCAAGTACAACCCGAGGCAGATGGCCTCGCTAAGGAGGCGCCTCGATGGCTGACCGCAAGGTGCGCAAAGAGACCCTGTATTACGATCTCGCCAACGAGCTCGGGATTTCTCCGTCAGAGCTCGCCAGAAGGATCAACGACGAGGCAGATGCAGAGCTCGGGATCCCCAGCAGGGCGGAGGAAATCAGATCCGAGAACCACGCCGCATCTCTGGTCGAGGGAGTGGCGTTCGAATCGGACGATCCGCCGGCGGCACCGGTGGGATCCACGCCGGCACCGGTGGAGGTCCATGAGATTGGATTCCCCCCTGGCGTTGCCGGCATGGCGGCACGGTGGCTGGAACCCGGCAACCTAGCGCCGAACCCGCTGGCGTCTATCGTGTCCGTACTGTCGGCGCCGGCGGCGATCTGCGGGCGTGCATGGACCAACGACCAGCCCCAACGGGCCGACGGGCTCAGCCTATATATGTGCCTTCTGGCGCCTTCTGGCGCCGGCAAGGAATGGATGGTAGGTGGAGTGCGCCGGCTAATCCGTGCATCGGGTGCGCCGTCCGATTGCCTGGGAGCTCGCCCCGCATCGGGCGCCGGCCTGGAAGAGTCTGTAGCCGAGACCCCCTGCCAGTCCATCCCCCTGGGGGAGATTGGCAAGTGGCTCCAGCAGGTCGCATCTGGCAAGGCGGCTCCGTATGAGGTGGCGATCCAGCGGGCTATCCTGGCGCTTTACAACGAGACGGACGAATACGCCGTTCACGTCGGCACCGCCAAGGCGGGGAAGGCTGGCACTAAGTCCATCGAGTCGCCGTGCCTCTCGATCATGGGGGAATCAACCCATGATTCGTTCTACCAGGCATTGTCGGACGATGCACGCAAAAACGGACTGCTGTCCCGGTTCGTGGTGTTCGACGCTGGAAGAGAGCGCCCCCGGCAGCGCAGGACGGCCAACATGGGCCCGATACCTCCGGAGGTCGAAAGGGCCCTGCATGCCATGGCCGGCACGCGAGCTCGGGGAATGTCCCCCAGCGTCTACGGTCGCAATAGGATCAGATGGAGCCCCGAGGCCATCCGGCTGGATGAGGAGCTATTCGACCGGTGGAATGACGTAATGACTGCATCGCCGGATATGATCTCGGAGCTCATATCTCGCACCAGGCAGAGCTCTCCGCGCATTGCCGGCATCCTGGCGCTGTGGGATGATCCCGATGACCCCGAGGTTATGCCGGCTCATGTCCAATGGGCGTGGGATGTCTGCAACGCCGGCGGGCGCTCGATGGCCAGAGCGTTCCAGACGGGCGAGATTGTCGGCGAGTCGGTCGACTTCGAGGAGATGGTGTACCAGTACATGGCCCAGCACGCAAAGGAGTCGAACGGATGGACGGTGCCGCGCAACTCGGTGCGTGCATGGATGGCAAAGAGCCCGGCTTTCCGAGGGCGCCAAAGTGACGCGCTGTCCGATCTGCTGAACAAGATCATCAAGCAGCTTTGCGACGGCCAACAGATCGCACCAGTGGGAGAGGAGGACCGAAGGCGGCTCAAGATTCGAGGGCAAGCCTATGTCGTGCAGAAGTAGCTCGACGCACCAGTAAAACATGGTAAGCCTCGATCCACCACCAGGATCGGGGCTTTTTTGTGCGCACCAGGATTTACGAGGGCTCGGTAAACTCAGCCTGGCTTTACGCTGAAACCAGCATGGATAAAGGGCTAGAGAGTAGAAATATATATGGTAAAATAATAAAACTACACACACACACACACGTACATGAGGCCATGAACAGGCCAAAATCCATGTATGGGTATATGCACCGGCTTTACGCTTTACGGCTTTACCGACTGCTGGAGCTCGATCTGTGGAGCTTGATCCCCTTGCCTCCCACCCCCTCCATAGTGCATATTATGTCCATGGAACAGCCTGCACCTCAGCCAAGCCCTCCGGTCCAATGGACCAGGACAACCAACGTCCGATCGGTCTACATCGGCAAGCCCCTGGCGCTGGAGGTGGACGCCTACATGGCTCGGCACCGCATGGCGTGGTCGAGCATGGTCAAGGTCGCGCTGCGGGTGCTCATGGATGAGTCCAAGGAGATGGAGCACGTGGACACGGTTCGGGATCGGGTGGGGGTGGATGGATGAGCCACGCAATCATCGCTCTGGTGCTCATCGCTGTCCTTGGGTTGATCGCGCTCGGTATGGATGGCGGCGACGACCCGTCGGGACAATGAGCATGAACAGATGCCCGTGGAAGATGGGCTGGCCTGCGATATGCCATGCATTGCCGCAAGGATCGGCCAAGGAGGCGGTTTCGACACTCGGGACGGGTTCGGGTACGTCCGAGCAGGTTAACCGATTATTGGGGCCTGCAGGACCGATACGCGAGGCGATGTGGCTGCACTTCGACATCCTGACGGGCGAGGAGCGTGCCTATGTGCGCGTTGGCGACTCGATGGGATTCATCCCAGCGGCATCAACCGCGGCCGATCTGGTTCATCTGGCCGAGTCCTGCCTGAAGCTCGAAGTCGCCAGGCGCATCGAAGCAAACGCAGGCACCGAATATGCCGCTTGACATCCAACCATCCACGCCCCATCTTTAGACCAGTTCTTGTGGGGGCCGATCGCGGGGTTTACCCTGCTACATCGGCGTACTTGCGGGAGTGTGTTTTCGATCCTTTCGAAGTGTGGAGAGAGCCGTCCAGGGATTCACGACCTGGGCGGTTTTCGTTTTTTGGGTTTCGGCCGTATATTTAGGGCATGACCGAACGGGAAAAAGACGAGATCGCCGGAGTCGTCACCGGCACGATCCTCATTGCCGCAGCCTGCGCTGGCATCGTCTGGGGGACGCACGCGATTGCGACCGCTCGATGCTCCTCGCGATGGGAAGGCATCACGCGCACCGAATACGGAGCCCTGACGGGGTGCCGAGTCGAGACTGTCGCCGGATTCATACCCGAACAGAATTGGGGCCGGTGATGGCGGGGGGAAGGCCGAGCGAGTACAGGGAAGAATATTGCGAAAGGATCGTGAAGTTCTTTGATGTTGAACCATTTGTCAGAGAGGAATACAAGGACTCAAATGGATCAGAGAGAACGCGACTGATCCCAAACCGGTTCCCGACTCTTGCGCGATTTGCGGCAGAGCTTGACGTAGATCGAAGCACTCTCGCAGAATGGGCTAACAAAACAGACGCCGGCGGGGCTCTTGTCTACCCCAAGTTTTCCCGCGCCTACAAAAGGGCAAAAGACTACCAGGAGGCGTTTTTAGCCGAAGGTGGCCTTGCTGGGGCATTCGAAACGCCGTTTGCAATCTTCACGGCAAAGAATGTGATCGGATGGAAGGACAAGCAGGAGGTGGACAATACCCATTCCGCCCCAGGTGGTGGTCCGATCGAAACCAAGAACGAAACAATCATCCGAATTGTTCGCCCCCCGGCAAAGGATGCCTGAGTTTTCGTTTCCGGAGAAGATGGCGCCGCTTCTTCCAGACGAATCGGGCGCGTGGCCGTATTATCAATACGTCTTCGCCCCCGGTGGACGTGGTGGAGGCAGAACCCGCGGGTTCGCGTCGCTTCTGATCCTAAAAATGCGCATGAGGCCGCTACGGTGGCTTTGCGCACGCGAGATCCAAAACTCTATCCGCGACTCGTCCCACCTTGTTCTCCGTGACGAGATTGACCGACAGGGGCTTGGCGCAAGCGGGACGGGCGAGTTTATCGTTACAGATCAGGAAATCCGTCACATCAATGGCGGATTCATCATGTTCCGAGGCCTTTCGAAGAACCTTGATTCCCTTAAGTCAATCGAAGGCCTCAATGGTGTAATGATTGAAGAGGCTGCGTCTGTTTCTGCTCTGTCTCTGGAAAAGCTCATTCCAACGGTAATCAGAAACCAAGGAACGGAAATCTGGTTCCTGTACAACCGGGAAAATGAAAACGACCCGGTGTACATGCTTGAGAAGAATCCACCCCCAGGCTCGATCATTATCGAAATGAGCCTCGACGACAATCCATGGGCTTCCGATGCGATGCGCGAAAAGCGCGCGCTGGATTACTCAATGGATCCAGATCGAGCGGCATGGATTTGGGGCGGCAAGTGCCTCAAGAACAGCAGCGCACAAATCATGCGCGGCAAGTGGCGCGTAGAATCGTTCGAGCCTGTCGCCGACGCGTGGGACGGGCCTTACTTCGGCATGGACTTTGGTTTTTCCCAAGACCCTACACACGCTCTTGAGGTCTGGCGCCACGGAAACACGCTCTATGTCCGCCACGAAGCCGCGGGTGTTGAGATCGACATCGATCGGTATCCCGAGCTTCTGATGCGCCTTCCGAACTCCACGACCAGGGAATTGCGGTGCGACTGCTCTCGCCCGGAATCAATCTCCTACATCCGCAGGCACGGATACCCGAAGGCCATTGCCGCGCGCAAGTGGCCAGGGAGCGTCGAGGACGGGGTTTCATGGCTCCGAAGCCACGATGCGATTGTAGTGCATCCGGATTGCCCGGAATTCGCGGAGGAATGCCGCCTCTACTCGTACAAGGTCGACGTTCACACCAAGGAGGTGCTCTCGACGATCGTCGACAAGTACAACCACGGAATGGACGCGCTTCGATACGCCATGGAGCCAGCGATTTTCGGGCACGCCAAACCATCTTCCGCGCCCATTGTGATCCCGAAACGCTGGTGAATTGCGGAATTTTGGAAATTAGCGTATTTTTGGAAACATGGCCGACGCGAACCATGAGAAAATCCGGAAGACGATCGACGCCGACCTAGAGGCGCGCTCCCGGCAGCGGAAGGCCTACCAGGAGGATACGGAGTTCGCCGTCCTCGGGGGAGAGAAGCAGTGGGACGGCGAGGAATGGGCGCGCCGCGGCTCCGACAAGCTCCCCCGCATCACCTACAACGTCTGCGGCCCGATCATCCGGCGCGTCTCCAACGCCATCACCTCGAAAGCCTACTCGGTCCACGTCACGGCACAGGGCCGGGGCGCATCCCAGGAGATGGCCGAATTCCGCGCAGGCATGATCCGCGCTATCGAGATCACCGGAGGCGCTGAAGCTGCACGCGCGGCCGCGGTCAAGTGCATGGCGACCGGAGGCTTTGGAGCCTACCGCGTGGTGCTTGGCCAGGACGCGACCGGAGCCCCGCAGATCCGCTACGAGCGCATCCTGAACCCCCTGCACGTCGTCCCCGACTGCGAGGCCAAGGCCGTCAACCTTTCGGACATGCGCCATTGCACGGTGTACGTTGACCTTCCCGAGGTCACATACAAGGCCAAGTACCCCGACGGGTCCGCGACATCGGCAGAACCTCCCGAAGGCGCCGAGTCGTGGGTCAAGGAAGGATCTATCCGCGTTGCCGAGTTCTGGGAGAAGCGCGAAGACGGGACCGTCTGGCAGACGTTTCTCGACGGCGCGGGCGTTCTTGGTGAACCCGAGCAATTCCCCGGCTCACTGATCCCCATTTTCTTCCTCGTCGGCGAAGAAACCGATGTCGGCGGAGAGGTGATCTACAAGGGCGTGGTGAGGGACATCAAGGAGCCCCAGCGGTTCAAGAACCTGTGGAAGTCGGAGGAATACGAATACCTCTCCGGCAAGAAGCAACCTCCCGCGACGCTCACGCCCGGAATGGTCTCCGACCCCGCGATTGCCCAGACCTGGGCCGGCGGAAATTCTGCCGCGTTCCGCCTCTGGACTCCCGACCCGAGCGTTCCAGGCCTTGGACCAATCTATCCGCCCGCACCCGAGATCCCGGCCGGATACGCCAACGCCAGCGCCGAAGCGTCCGAAGAGATCAAGGCCATGTCAGGAATCTTCGACGTTCACCTGGGGCGTCAGTCTAGCGAGTCCGGCCGCGCCATGATGGTGCGCCAGGAGCAAGCGGACCTCGGGACCTACCACTACGAGGCGAATCTTCGCTCCTTGATCGAGTACGAAGGCGCCGTCCTGAATGGCCTTCTGTCCGTGTTCGCCGATGAGCAGATGATCCTGCACGCGGCCGAAGACGGCAAGCTGACCTCGCAGGAGGTTGCATCGATCCAGGGCATCCGCGAAGACCTGCAGGGATTCAACGGCGGCACCTACGGCGTGCGCGTCGTGAGCGGCCCGAACTTCCGCACCAAGCGCGAGCAGTTTGTTTCCATGCTGTCGGAGATCGGGACGAAGAACCCGGTGATTGCCCAGCTTGGCGCCCCGGAGCTGATCCAGGCCATGGACATTCCGGGATCCCAAGAGCTTTCAGAGGTGGTCGAGAAGTACCTGATCAAGCAGGGAATGCGCGAGGCCAAGCAGGACGAGAAGCAGGGCGGCGACCCGCGCGCGATGCTCGACCAGATGGCGCAGGCCATGGAGGCGCTACAGGCGGAGCTTTCCGAGGCCACGAAGGCCCGCGGTCTCATGGCGCAGCGCATCCAGGAATTGGAATCCGGCACCGATGCCGAGATCCAGAAGACCGCTCTGCAGGCGCAGACGACCATCCAGAAGGCGCAGATCGACAGTGAGGCCAAGATCCTCTCTGCCCGCATCGCCGCCGAAACCGACCTCCAGATTGCGGCCATGAAGGAGCGGGGCGCCAATGAGCGCGCTGTTCTCGACGCCGTGACGACTCCGACCCCCGCGGCGACGGCTCCCGCGGAGGACGTTGAAGACGAGCCGGACGAGGGCTACCCAGTCCTCTCGATTGCCCCGGAGGGCATCCAGTGAGCGAAGAAACAGCCAGCGAAATCCTCGAAACCGAGATCCCCGAAGATGTTGCGCCCAGCGTCACCGACGCCGCGGAACAGGCTCCGGCCGGACCCGAGGAAGCACCGAAGCAGGAACAGCCAAAGCGCGAACTTCCCGGCGCCATCCCGTACCATCGTTTTTCTGCCGTGGTTGCCGAGCGCAACCAGGAGCGGGCAAGGGCTGCGGAGCTTGAACGCCGCATCGCCGAACTGACGCGCCCCCAGCAGGGAGCGCAGCGGGAAAGCGAAATCAGTGTTCCGGATCCTCGGAAATACGACTCCATCGAGGCGTACAACCAGGCTGTCCAGGAGCACATCCACGCCACGGCCCAAACCCTCGCTTCCAGGCATTCGCAGCAGACCATCCATGCCGCACAGCAGCAGGCCGAAATCCAGACGCTCGTCGGAGGATTCAACGCCCAGGCGCAAGCCATGGCCGCGACGAATCCGCAGATCGGAGACGCCATCGACATCTTCCGCAACTTGGAGCAGGACATCCACCCGGATGTTTTCCGCGACATCGTTGCAGAGGGTCCGGGGCTCGTCTGGGACATCGTGACCAACCAGGAGGTCATGGACCGCTTGATTGGCGCGACCCCGCTGAAGGCCGGACGGATCTTGGCATCGATCGGCGCCACGTCCAGCACCAAACCCCAGGCCATCCGGCCGAACCAGCCTCCCGCGCGCCAACCTGTTCCGATCACTCGGACAGTTTCCGGCCCTGCGCGCGTGGCTGAAACCGACCCTTCCAAAATGACGCAGGCGGAGTACTTCGCCTGGCGTGAAAAACAGGAGCACTGATCATGTCCACCGTCGCCACCGTCTCCCCCCAGCTCGTCGTCCGCGAGTCCGAATTTCTCCTCAAGAACAACCCCACCTTCCTGAAGTCTGGCATCCCCGACTACTCCGCGAAGTTCAAGGGCGGACAGTCAGGAACCACCGTCAAGATCGCCAAGCCGACCAAGGTTGGTGTGACCACCGGAGCATGGGACACATCGTCTTCGGCGCAGGCCGTGCGTGATGGTTCGGTCGATCTGACCATGGCCACCACGCCGATCAACGTGACCTTCAACTTCACGCCCGACCAGTTGGGCATGAACTTCCAGGACATGTCGGCGCAGTTCATGAAGCCCGGCCTGGCGCGTCTGGTCGCGGCTGTCGAGAAGTCCATCCTGGACAACCTGGCTCCCAAGATCTCCCGCGTGTACGGCGCCGCCGCGATGACCTCCGCCGCGATGGCTTCCATCCGCACCATGCTGGGCGATTCGCTCTGTCCCCAGGACAACCTGCAGGCGCTGGTTCGCTACCAGATGAATCAGGATCTCCAGCAGGACACCGAAGACCTGTTTAATGCCGCCTCCTCGATCGGCAAGTCGAACCTCAAGGGCTCCACCCCCGAGTGGTCCGGCTTCAACATCAAGGAAGCCACGATCATGCCCGTGCAGACCACCGGATCCCGCGCCGCTGGCACCATCAGCACGACCATGACCGAGGCCGCGAACACGGTCGCTCTGGACATCGGGTCCGGAACCGAGACGATCAAGAAGGGCGAGGTGTTCTACATCACGGCCTGCGAAGACGTCAACGACCAGACCAAGGCCAGCCTGGGAACCCCCAAGCGGTTCTGCGCCGCTGCCGACGCCACCGCTTCGGGCGGAATCGTCACCGTGACCCTGACCGAGAACATCTATGCCAGCACCTTGGATGCTCGGCAGAACGTGACCCGCCTCCCCACCTCCGGCGACACCGTGGTGTGGTACGGCGCTGGCTCGGCTTCCGTCATGCAGGGCATCTTCTACGACCCGATGGCCTTCGCCACCGCGTTCCTGGACTTGCCCGCGTACGACGAGGCCAACGCCGCCCCGTTCACCGTCCCCGGCACCAAGATCCGCGGCCTGTTCGAACGCCAGAAGAACGTCGCCACGGGCGTGACCACCTTCCGGTGGGATGTGCTCCTGGCCTCGGCTCTGGTGGAAGACGCCTTCGCCGCGCGCATGTTCCGCACCGCTTCGACGACCTGATAGTCAGGCATCGATAGACCCTCTTCGGGCGCCCCTGGGAAACCTTGGGCGCCCTTTTGGGTAGGAAGACTTCCGGAGGGCAAGCAATGAGATACCCCATGTGGCGCAGAAACATCGACGGGACGGAATTCGTCGTGCACGACAAGTCCGAAGCCTACGCCGAACCGGAGACGATCGCGGGATTCCTTCCCAACAAGCCGATTCCCGAGGAAGCGCCTCGCGAACCGCTGACCAGCGACGACGACGGTGCCGAGCCCGTGCAGATCGAACCCACCGAACCGGAGGCCGAAGATGGTTTGCAAGACGAAGAAGAGCGGATCGAAGAAGAAGTGACTGCGGCGCCCGCCAAGCGCGGCCCCGGACGGCCCAAGAAGGTCGTGGCCTGATGGCCTGGACCGCATTCCAGACCGTGGCGCGCGCTCTGCAGTTGTGCGGGGCCTATGCGCCAGGCGAGACGCCCGAAGCGGCCATCGGGCAAATCGGGCTCGACTCGCTGAACGCCATGCGATCGGCCTGGAACCTCCAGGGCGTGACGTGCTACGGCCAGCGCATGATTGAGGTCACGGCCGACGGTGCCTCGTCCTACACGCTCGGAACGGGCGGAGATGTGGTCACGCGCCCCATCCAGATTTCGCAAGTCCAGTTCGCAGGCGGTGAGCCTGTGATTCTGGAGCGCCGTACCTTCGAGGATCTCCGAGGATACGGAGCGGCCAGTGGTGACCCCGCTGTCTGGTGCGCCGTCCAGGGGGATCCTGTGACGCTGTGGCTGTACCCCTCTCCGTCGACCGGAACCATCCGCGTTTTCGACCGCACGCCCTTTTCGCAGATCGCCAACATTTCCGACGACATGCCGGACCCGATCGAATACAGGGAGGCCATGGAATACGGGTTGGCGCTTCGGCTGTCCAGCATCCCCGGCATCGGCTCGGGAGACGTGTCCCCGTCGGTCGCCGCCATCGCCGCGCGCGCCTTCGATCTTCTGCTCACGCGCAACCTCGTCAACGCCATCCCGCGCAAGAATCTGCACGCCGCGTTTCGCCTCTCGGAGACGGGGGACGGGGTTTCGTCGTGCTGACGGAGTTGCCGTTCGCAATCCCTCCCTACTCCAGCAACATCCCCGGGATCGGTGGGGACGATGCGATCAACATCAGGCCCGAGATCGCCGGTTCTGGAGCCCTGGCGCAGCGCATGTTCGTGCATTGCCCTTCCCTTCGCGTCTACGTTGCCGAGGGCGTGGCGACCGCCTGCAGGGGCCTCTACACGGCCTCCCAGGGTCGCGTCTTCCAGGTAGCCGGAACGTCGGTTTGGGAAATCCTCTCCAACCAGACGCGCGTTCTCCGCGGCACGATCGGCAGCGCCTCGGGTCCGGTGGGAATCTCGGACAACGGCGACGATCTGGTGATCCTCGACGGCGTGAGCGGCTACCGCTTCACGTTCGTGAATGCGGCGTTCCAGGAAATCACCGATCCAGAATTCCCGTCTGGAGCCGTTCACCTGGCGTACATCGATGGGTATTTCCTGTGCCTGGAGCCGAACACGGTCTACATCCGCTGGAGCGCTCTTCGTGACGCTTCTTCCTGGCCGACGCTCAACCGAGCCGCGGCCGAAGCATCGCCCGACCTTGCCACGGCTGTGATTGGGCAGGGGCGGGAATTGTGGGTGTTTGGACCTTCGTCCGCGCAGGTGTTCTATGACTCCGGAAACGCCGATCAGGAATGGGCGCCCGTCCAGTCCGTTGCGCTCGACATGGGGACCGATGCGCCCCATTCCGTGGCTGTTGCTCGGGATTCTGTCCTGTTCCTCGGGTCCGGCAAGGACGGATCCGCCCGCGTCTTCCGCACGCAAGGGTATCAAGTCGGCCCCGTGTCTTCCCCCGGCGTCGAGGGTATTCTTTCCGCCGCGGGCGACCTGTCGGGAGCGCTTGGCCGGGTGCATTCGTTCGGCGGACACACTTACTACGTCCTGACCATCGCCGCGGCCGAGAGGACGCTGGTGTACGATGTGGACCTGGGCGAGTGGCATGAGCGCGCGTGGATGAACCCGGACACCGGAGAGTTGCGCCGCTGGCGTGGCACCCACGCGACGTTCGGACATGGGCGAATGCTCATCGGGGACTCGAACGGAAACGCGGTGTACCAGCTTTCGGACACCGACTACACCGACCAGAAGCCGGACCTTTCAGGCGAGTGGTACATCAAGCGGCGCCGCACCTTCCCCCACTACAAGGCCGACGGCCAGGTGGTCCAGTACCGCACCGGTGAGATTTGGGGACGCGCTGGGACGGCTCCCGTCACCGGCCAGGGATCCGACCCCGTGGCGATGCTTTCGTGGTCCAATGACGGCGGGCGTACATGGTCCAGCGGCCGGGACATCAAGATCGGGCGATTAGGCGAATACGGATTCCGGGCGCGCACGCTCATGATGGGCTCGGCTCGGGATCGCGTGTTCCGCGTCGACCTCACCGATCCCGTTCCTGTGGCGTGGTGCGGGTTCCGATCGGACATCGCGACCATGCCGCGTTGAGGTATATTTCTCCCTGTCGGAACCTCGGTTCTGTTCCTCGGCACCCTGCCGAAACAGGGATCCACCAGTATCGAGGGTAACCGACAATGGATCCAATTTCTATCGGACTAGGAGCGGCAAGCATCGGCTCCGGACTGATTGGCGGTCTTCTTGGCCGCGGTGACGCAAACAAGGCCGCGCGCGCCCAGGAAGAGGCTGCACGAATGCAGTTGCAGGCGTCGCGGGAAGCGATTGCCGAACAGCGCAGGCAATACGAGCAGGGGAGGCAAGACCTTTCTCCCTACCGCGGCGCAGGCCAGTACGGCATTGGGGAATTGCTTTCCGGGATGCAGTCCGGCCAGTTCGCCGCGCCTGAATTCGGGTTCCAGGAGAACCAATTCAACTACCAGGCCGACCCCGGCTACCAGATGCGCATTGACCAGGCCATGAAGGCAATCCAGGCGTCGAAAGCCGCGTCAGGAATGCTCGGAGGCGGTGGAACGCTTCGGGCCATCAATCGCGAGGCGCAGGACATGGCCTCCCAGGAATACGGGAACGCTTACAATCGCTTCCAGGGCGAAGAGGCCACGCGCTACGGCCGCGCCTCCGACACCTACAACCGCACCTATGGGGCGCGCCAGGACACAGCAAACCGCCTGATGGGCCTCGGCAATATGGGGCAGGCTTCGGCCGCGCAGACCGCCAACATGGGCGCCAACATGGCCGGGAACATCGGGCAACTCGGGATGTCTGGGGCGCAGGGGATGGGACAGGGCATGACCAACGCCGCGATGATGCGCGGACAAGGCAACCAGGCTCTTTTCTCGGGCCTTGGATCCGGTCTCGGTGATGCCGCGACCCTGTGGGGATCGCGAGGAATGGGCGGGCTCGGAAACGCGAACAACCTTGGGTACTCGAAGGGGATCAAGTAATGCCTACCGGAAATCCCTTCTCATACGAGCCGATGCGCCTTGGTGCGTCCTTCCTGCAGGGCGAGGCCATCGCCCGCGAACGTGAGCAGCAGCGCCAGACCATGGCGTTGCGCCAGGCCGCAGAGGAGCGCGCGCGCCAGGAGGCTGCATCGGCCAAGGGCGCAGCGACGAAGGCCGAGAACGCCGCCAACGAGGCGCGAGCCGAGAACGCCTTCCTCCGGTCCCTGCTCGGAGCGGGTCTCCAACCCCATGACGACGACTGCATGGCGATGGCCTGGAACGCGGCGAAGCGCATGGCGGGCGAGGGCCAGCCGGTCACCGGCGAGACGCTCACCCGGCTCC